GTCGTTTCCCGAGCCTGGGTTCAGATTCGGAGACGAGCGCCAGAAGTCCTTGAACACCGCGCCGTAGTCCATTGAAATCTGGAGGTAGCCTGGTTCGCTCGGAACGCGGTCAGGCGGCGGCGTTCCGCCCGATCCCGCCTGGTACGCAAACTCGACGCGCCAGACTCCATTCGAGTTCGGTATGAACTGGAAGTCGTAGGTGACCGCATAGACCTCGAGTTCGCCGGGGAAGAGATCACCCAGCTGCGGCATCCCGTTCTCGCCGAAGAGAATCGACGACGGAGCCGTGATCGGCGCGACATCATCCCAGATGAAGAACACCCGCGTACCGCGCAGGATGCCGCCCGAGTTGCCGAGTTTGCGGGACTCTTCTGATTCGACGACTTGCTGCGCCATTACATCGGCCCTCCGCTCGTCTGGAGCGATCCGACCTCACGCCGGATCGACCTGATCTCCGTGAGGATCGACTGGTCGTTCTGCTTCTTCTCGGCATCGGTGTACGCGGAGAAGCGGAAGGCTCCGAAGGCGGTCTGCGCCGTTCCCTGCTCCTGCGCCGCGGCCATCCGTTGCTCCTCCAGATCATCCGCCTGCTTCGTCATCGCGTCGATCGACTTCTGCGTCTCCGCGGCGATCTCCTCGGCCGCTCGAGCGGATCGCTCCTCCATGAAGGCGATCATGTCGTCGATCTCCGACTGCGCGGCCTCGGCGACCTTGCGCTCGTCCTCGGCTTTCTTCTCGGCGAGTTTGCGATCGTTCTCCGAGGCCATGTCGAAGGACGCCTGCCGATTCTTCACGATCTGGTCGTACTCGACGCGGTAGCGCTCGAGGACCGCATCTAGTTCGGCCTGATGCCGTTCCTTCGCCTCCGCGCGCTGCACATCGCGCGTGAGCGTGGCGAGTTCCTTCCGCTGCAGCGCCTCGATCGCGGCGACTTCCTTCGCGCGCTTCGAGTCCAGTTCGCGGAACGCGAGGACGGCTTCCTTGTCGGCGACCTTGCGCGCATCGCCCAGCCGCTTGGCGTCGGAGAGTTCCGCGCGGGCGCGCGCGGTGGCGAGCGCCTCCTCCTGCTGTGCTGGCGCGCCCTGCCGGTCCTGAAGGAACTTGGCGCGAATCTTCTGCGCCTTCGCCTCGGCCTCCAGTTCGAGCGCCTCCATCGAATCGCGCGCGGAACCCGTGAGCAGGTTTCCGAGGTTCTCCATCAACTCGTAGGCGATGTTCGCCACGGGGATGGACTTGATGGTGTTCGCCAGCGACTGGGCCCAGTCGCCGCCCTCGGCCGCTGCCTTTAGTCCCGCGTTGAGCGCCTGACCGATGGCAAGCGCGCCGACCGCCTTCGTCAGTTTCGAGCGGAGTTCCATCGCGGTGCGTTCCGCGTACCGCTCGGTCGCGGTCTGGAACTTCGCGCCGAAGTTGTCGCCGGCGTCGCCGCCCGCTCCACCCGCAGCCGTGACGACTTCCGCCAGCTGCCCGTCGAGCGCCGCGTAGTTCGCAATCACATTGATTTCGATCTCGCCGGCCTTCAACGAACTGCCTCCTCGATGTAGCGCCTATGCCACGGCCTTTCATCGACCTCGCCGCCCGTCGCCGCGAGTGCGAGGTGCCGATCGAACTCCGTCACGGTCAGGTCGAGCGGGTTCCCGAGACCAGGCGCGCTCCGCGCGATGAGGTGCGCTTCGGCCAGCCAGTCGCGGAACCAGTCGGCCGCGCCAGCCGGCCGAGTCAGTTTCCCGCGGCGGTCGCCTTCGCCTCGAAGGAAACGCCCATGCACCGCGCCGCGAGGACGCCGACATCCCCAGGCTCCATAGCGTTCCCGATCCGCTCCGCGTCCCTCTCCGTCGAAGCAAGCGCGAGGACCATCAACGCGCCCTCGAGCGTGAAGCAGGACGCCACGACGAACGACACGCGCTCGGCCCCACGCGCGGACTCCGCGACGAGATCGGCAAGATCTCGACCCGTCAGGCCGGCGGCCTTGCCAGCCTCGAGCGACTTCTGCCGCTCACGCTCGACGAGCGTGTTTCCGAAAGCGAGGCGCTGCCGCACGGTCAGCGGCTTCAGAATGATCTCGGTCCCGTCTATCGTGACTGGAAATGGGGCGCATAGGTTCATCCGCGTATCCTCCGCATGAGGCGCTCGAAGTGGTCGTCAACGGCCACCGAGACCACCGACGCCTCCGACGCCCTGCGGATCGTAGCGTCCGCGACCTGCTCCGCGGTGAGATCCGAGTACCGAAGCGAAAGCCGCAGCACCTCATCCTCGGGCATGGTCCCAGGCGAGAACCTACGACGGATCACGCGGCCGTCCCGAAGGACGAGCGTCGAGATCCAGTCGTCTCCATTCGGCGTGCAGACGCCGGCTAGCGGCGATACCCCGAGCATCAGATCAGCCAGGTGACCACGGGAGCAATGCCGTCCGCGTTCTCGAAGTTCGCGGAAAGCGTCGCGTCGCCGGCCTTGTCGTTGTTGAAGGCGAAGTTGTTCATGACCACCTTCGCCACAATCTTGGCCTGGTTGGTCGTGGTCGCGCCTGCACCGAACACGAGCGAGAGCGTGACGGCCTCGGAGGTGTTGTAGGTCCGCTGCTCCGAGACGAAGAAGTTCGTCGTCGTCGTGCTGGCGGTGTTGTCCAGGCCGATCACGGCGTTGAGGCTGCCCGTGACATCGAGCATACCGAGGCGCTTGCGGCGTCCCGTGTCGCCGAACGCTGTCAGGTCGACCGAGTTGCGGCCGAGAGTCGCCGCGTAGCTGCGGACCTTGAAGATGGTCTGGGTGGTCGTGCCGGCGGTGAAGGTCGCGTCGCCGTCGTTGCCGATGAGGTATTGCGTGACTGGCATGGGTGTCCCTTTAGAGGCGGAATCCGACCGCTCGGTATGTGTCGGTCATCGTCCACGAATCGTCCTCGTATGAGGGTGTTCCCGTCCCCGTTCGGATGAGGACAATCCGATCGAAGCCAGACGCAGCAAGCGAGGCGTCGAGCGCCGTCTTCAACTGCGAGGAGAGCGTGTGCATCTGCGTTCCGTCCGACGACTTCTGGTAGAACTGGAACTCGAGCGTGAGGTCGTACCGTTCGGTATTCCCGAAGAGTTGCGCCGTCTGCGTTCCCGTGACGCGGTAGACCATCAGCGGGAGCGCCGTGTTGGCCGCCAGTTCGTCGAGGCCGAGCCGACCGCCGAGCGTCGTATAGAGCGTCGATCCCGCGAGGCGGGTTGCGAGTGCGTCGAGGATTGCCTTCTGGCTCATGGCTTCTTCCCCATGTGCCGCGCGTACGCGACGGCGAATATGCGGTTCGCCTGCTTCGAGAACACCTGCACGGTCGGCCGAAGGTACGGGCGCGGGCGCATATTGCGCGTTCCGAACTCGAGCATCGGCGCGTATGTCACGCGCGACCCGTAGTTGAGGATCGCCTTCTTCTCGCCCGACCTGATGTACGCGTAGCCGTACTTCCAACTGCCCAACTGGTCGGAGATGAACGACGCACGCAGGCGGTTCGTATTGACCGCAGGCGGGAATCCCGCCGCGGAGGCCTGGTGGAACCCACGCGCGCGAAGATTGCGCCCGCCGCGCGCGCCGCGCGAGACGCGGTAGATCCTGCCCGTACCGCGCTGCGACAACTTGCCGCGGACTAGGCGCGAGAGCGCCAGGAACGAGACATTCATGGCCTCGTTGTTCGCCGCGGTCAGCGCCGCGCGAATCTTCGGGAGATCGAGGTTGACCTTTGCCTTCGCCATGTCAGAGGCTCACCGCCGGCTCGACCTCGATCACATCCACCGCGGTCATGTTCAGATGCAGCGCCGCGAGGGACCGCCCGATCTCGCCCGCGTTGATCATGCCGATGACTCGCCACGCCGTCACGCTGCCGGAGGTTCCCGAGTAGATTTCGTCCTCGATGCGGATGTCGAGCGCTCCGTCGAAGTACGCGACGCCCGTTGTACGCGAACTCGCTCGACCCTCGAAAGGGTCCTGCGCCTGCCCGCTCGGCTGCACGAATCCGCGCGCCGAGATCACCGCCGTACCGTAGGTGCGAACCACCGTTCCATCCGACGCCGCCGTGAGGGTCGGTCGGTAGACATAGAGCGGAATCCCGAATCGGCCGACGATGCTGGAGATGCTCACCGCAGCCTCCGGTACGGGTCGAGGAGCATCTTGGCCTCCATGTCGATCTCCGCGCTGCCGCGGAGCGAGTAGGAGTATCCGCCGAGCGATTCGCTGCCGACGCCCATGTCCCGCTTGCGGCCATGGTAGATCCGCTGCGCGATCATCATCACCGCCTGTTGGACATCGAGCGGGATCGTCTCGTAGCCGGCCGTATAGTCGATCAGCATCGAGCGGTAGAGGTGCAGCTGCCCGCCGTAGAGAACACCCGTCGCCAGGTCGACCTGGTAGTCGTAGACCGACTCGGTGGGAGCCTCGAGATACGCGGTCGAGTTCCGCAGATCGCGCCCAGCAAGCCGGCGGATGTACTTCGCGGGGACATTCAGCGTCGCCGATCCGCGGAAGCCAGTCGTCGAGGTGATCTGCGTGGCGATCTCGGTGGATGTGTTGTGCGAGTTCAGCGAGATCGTCGTCTGGTGCGCGCCGCCGTTGCTATCGACGCGGTAGAGATGCACATGGGTATCGTCCACCGAGATCGAGGCGAACGCATCCGAGGCGATCGTCGAGTCGACGGCAACCACATTGTCCCAACCGACGCCGACGAATCGGACCACCGAGATCGGAGACTGCTTCAACGCAAGCCGGCGATTCCCGAAAGTGTCGCGGATCTCGAGGAAGTCCTGCTGCACGAACTTTCGCCCGCAGTAGGAGCAAGCCACGGCCGACGCTCGGTCGATCGTCTGCTGGAGGATGACATCATCGGCCGCGGTCGTGATGCCCGCGTAGACCTTGAAGTCGGCGATGGAGACGAGCGTGTCTGCGTCGATTGCCACGGGTTCAGTCCCTCTTTCTCTTCATCGGCTTCGGTGCGGTCGCGGGCGATTCCGCGAAGAGCGGAGCCGCCGGCGCGATCCGCTTCAGATAGCCTCGGCGGATCAGTTCCTCGAGATTCGGGAGGTCCAGATTCACGGCCGTCCCTGGTCGAAGTTCTCGCCGGCCCGTCCGCGTGTCGGCGATCGAGAACGGCTTCAGCACGATCAGAAGGTCAGCGTGCAAGGTGGTCTCCCCTCGTCCGTGTACTGCGGGTGGTACTGATGGACGGCCTCAAACCGCTCGTCGGGCCATGTGACGACGAGTTGCAGGTGGCCGATCCGTACGCGCGGGCAGAGGCAGATCCGCCGTCCCGCCTTCCGCATCTGGTTCCAGAACTGGATGTCGTCGTCCACGCGTCCGCTGCCCCATCCGCCCTGCGCGTCTGGCTGACCCCAGAAGAGCGGGCGCTCGACGCCATCGAGCGCGGCTACGCGGATGAGCGTCAGGCCGAAATGGCCCGTGTAGATGTCGATGGCCTCGCAATGCAGCTGCTCCTCGGAGATGCCGCGCGCGAGTTTGCCGTCTGGCCCTTGGATGCAGACGAGCGAGTTCTCCTTGTCCCTCTGGATCTGGAGCGGGCAGAGGACATCGACATCGGGATTTGTCTCCATGATCTGCCAGAGGCGCACGATGTCGTTCTCGTCGAATACGGAATCGTAGTCGACGGTCAGGATGTACTTTCGGCCTTCGACAACGGCGGCCTCGACCATCCGCTGCATACATTGGCCCCAGAAGACGCCCGTCGTGCGCGTGACATCAATCCCCAGGCTTGCCGCGGATTCGTGCAGGCATCCCATGGTCGTCGTCCACGCGATGCGCGGCAGCGACATGATCGCGCCGATGTCCTTCATCGGGCGCTGCGGCGTCGGGCGCGCGTACTTCCGTGCGCGGATGCGGATGTATCCACCCTCCGTCCATGAGGTTCCCGACGCCGGTCCCGTGACGCCGAAGCCGCACGCGTCGAGCGCGCGGACCAACTTCGTGCGGTTCCAAATGCTCTTGAAGCGCCCGCCGTCGACCGCGTGCTGCTCCGCTCCTCCGCTCTGGTTCGCGTAGATCGCCACCGTGTGGTCGAAGTCCGGCACGATGAGGTCGATCGTGTCTCCGTCCTTCATCGTGCGCGCGAGGTCGCGGAGGTACTCCACGGCGTCCTCTGTGCTTCGCTCCGCGACGCGGAATCCGATGTCCATGTGTTCGGGCAGTCCACTTGCGTATTCCATGCTGGCCTCCTGCGCGGGATGCTACGCAAAAGAGAACGAGGCCGCACCGAAGTGCGGCCCCGTTCCACGCGAATGGCTCGGTGCGTCAGATGTTGGCGACATTGACCGCGTTCACCTCGCCTGCCGTGTTCGGCGCGTCCGCGCCGTTGTGCAGGACCGCGATGAGCGAGAGGGCGTTGGTCGCCGCGTAGCCGGTGGTCGGCTTGAGGTACCGCTTACGGCCGCGGAGGTCGACATTCCAGACGACCTTGGCGATCGACGCCGCCGAGGCGGTCGTGAGCGGGGTCAGGCCGGTGGTGATCGTCGCCCAGGACGAGTCGTCGTCCGACTCCTGGAGGATCGTGTTCGCCGCGGTCGTGTGCAGACCCGCCGCCGCGTTGTTGAATCCGACGATCTGGCAATAGGAGAATCCGCGGGTGTCGATCGAGGCGGTGAGCGTCGAAACGGCCGCGCCCGACGCGCAGATGAACTTCGTGTTTGATGGCTTCATGTGTGTTCGCTCCGTTTCGATCAGAGGGTGAGCTTGATCATCGCGCCGGCGGCCGAGGCAGAGCCACAGTTCGCGCAGACGATGTCGAAGCGGGAAGTGCCGCGGATGATGCGCTCGTCCTGCTCGAACGCGTTGAGCGCCGAGTCGGAGAAGGCAACGGTGGTCGAGCGACGGTCGCCGAGGTAGACCGCCTGGGTCATGTCGCCGACATACGCGTAGGTCGCGCCCGCGCCGCTCGGAGCAGCCGCAAGTGCCTGGGTGAACTCAACGGGGTAGCCGAAGAAGGACGGACCCGTGACGCCGCGGATGATCTCCGTAGCCGTCGCGCCGCCCGCGCCCATGGCGAGACGCTCGAAGACCGCGTGATACACGCTCTTATTGCAGAAGAACTTGATGTTGCTCCGCTGCGACGCCCAACCGGGCAACTTGGCGAGGCCAGCCATGATCTCGGCCACGGTGACGCCGCTCGTCGCGGTCGCGGCACCGTCAGAGATCTGGTAGGTGGCGTCCGCAAGGGTCGTGCCGAGACCGACGATGCCGCCGTAGC